GGTCACGCTTTTTGCTTTCCATACTCACCATACTTTCCTAGTACTGCTTTGACACTGCCATCTTTTCTAAGCCGCACTACATAGCCATCCTTAATCTGGATTGGATTGAACTTGCGATGCGGCTTATACTTACCCGATGACATTACTTCTTTTTCTTTTTAGCCATACCTGCTTGAGATAGGGCGATAGCAACTGCCTGCTTCTTAGACTTTACTTTCTTGGATGACTTGCCAATGTTGAGTTCGCCTTTCTTGAACTCACGCATTACCTTAGCCACCTTCTTCTTAGCTGCTGCCTTCTTCATTGCTGTTGGCCCTTCTTGTTGTAACGACGGCCCTGTAATACTGCACCAAGGAATTGACCTTGTTCAGCTTTTGCTTTCTTATTAGCACGAAGAGAAGCTTTGTCTGCTCCAGGTCCAACTTGGTTCTGTGCTTCATCAGCAGCAGACCATGCTCGACCAAATTCACCAGCTTCTTTAGCAACATTGCCTAGATAAGAACCCACTCGAGACAACGGACCAATTCTCGTTTTGCCAGCCATGTTACTTCTTCTTTGCTTTCTTGGCAGCCATCTTCTTCATACCCTTTTTGGCTTCCATTTTCTTCTCAGCCTTGGACTCCATCTTTTCGCCCATAGCATAAACCTTAGCTGCCTTCTTACCCTTAGCTGTGTAAGGGAACTTCTTATTGCCTACTTTTGGCATGTTATACTCCTAGTTCTTTCATTACCGCTGCTGATTTTTTATTGATTGCTTTAGCTGGTGGCATCTTGCCTGCATCATATGCTCGGCCTAATGTCTCACTAGCCTTTACCGCTTCCTGAATTTTATTCATAGAAGTTCCTGCTGGTTGAATGCCTTGTGCTCTAGCTTCTTTGTAGGCATCCAATTCTTTGTTAAACGCTTTGTTAGTCATCTGCTTACGACTGTCAGCGTCTCCTGCATTCATCTGTATGCTTAGGCCCTTACACCCAAAGCAGCCGTCCACCGGCTCAGGATGATGTTCCCAATGTTTCATAGTTGTGTAAAGTTCTCCGTCGTAACTCCAACATTGCCATTGATAAGAGCTTCACGAGTAGCATCATCTACTGTGTACTCATACCCACCACGATATACTTCTGGGTAGGATAGTAAGCTATCATCAACTGGGTAGCGAATCTGTGCGTAACTACCAGTTGGATTCTTTACTATTGTAATACCTCTGTCAAGCTTATAGAAGTAGAACAAGCGGTGTTCACCAGCTGGCCCTTCCTCTACGGTTGGGGTTTTAAAAAGCCATTCTGTCATGAAGTCCCTTTCTAATGAACTCACCCCGAAGGGATAGGTTGCCCTATCCCCCAGAGTCAATCAACTAGAGAGCAGCGATTGAGGAACCAGAGGTGATGCGATACAACGCTTCGTCACGATAGACTGCGAAGCCGAGTACGCCGTACCAGCCCATTGGGCGGAAGCGCATCAACTTATCAGTTACGTTACCGATAACGATGTGTGGTTCTTCAGCAACAGCTTCTGCCATAGCTTGAGCACCGCACACGATTGTGTCGAATACACGGGTAACTGGAGTTACAGTAACAACTGTGGTTGCAGAAACTGCACCAGTGTTAGCAACAGTTACGGTGATGGTTGTGGTATCGCCAGTGGTGCTGATGTCAGCAATCTTAGCGGTTGAAGCAATGCCAGTTCCAGCAATCTTGTCGCCAACTTCTGCACGAGAAGCGATGACGGAAGAAGAAGCAACACCGAAGGTGAAGCCTGCTGAGGTACCTGCAACGGTAACAGCGGTTGTTGCGAGTGCTGTCTGGTCTGCACCTGACTTAGCATTGTAAAGACGTGGGGATTCAACGAAGAATGCACCTTCGTAGTCTCCGATTTCTCCTGCCCAAATCTTATCTGCAGCTGGAGATGTTTGTGCGTGAACGAAGTTCCAGCCCATGTTTCCGGTTTCTGCACGAAGGTCGTGTGAAACTTCTGGGTGGATACCTGTCCAGTACAAGGAACCACGGCGAGCCTTGGCCTTGTTTGCACGGAGCTTAGCGACAGCCTTACGGATGTCAGCTGAGTCAATTGTATCAGCAGCATCTACGTTAGCAACAGCAGTTGCGTTACCTGCGTAGATGTTGTTTGAACCAGAGCGGAGGGTTGTCATTGCGACAGAGTCGATTGAGTCAGCGAGGTTGTAAGCAATGATGTTTGCAATCGCTGGGTCGACATCTGCGAGTGAGAACAACTCGAGTGCACGGGTTACGAGAACTGCATTACCGTACTCATTGAGAGTAATGGTGACAGTTGTCGGTGTTGATAGAGAAACTGCATCTGGGTCAGTTGTCTCTGTAAGAGTTGAAGTAACCTGGTCCAAATCGACATACTTCTGGAGTACGACGGTTTGTCCTGGGATTGCTTGACGGGCAGGACGCTTATCTGCGACCGAACGGATTAGGGGTTCGGAGCGGAGAGCGAACTCGAGAAGGCGGTCATATGCCTTCTGTACGAGACCTGCGCCACCAACTGTTCCACCGAGAGACGTGCTCGCGGTTGATGTATATTGGTTTGACATTAGTTTTAGTCTCCTATGACTATGAACGGATTATTGTTGTGACTGGAGAATTGATAGCAGTTCTTCAGCAGAAGCTGCTTGATTCAAACGCTGGTCTAAATCCAATCCTCTATCAGGTGTCACAGCACCTTGTGTCAGTACATCTTGCTGGCGAAGCCGAGCTAAGTCTTGCTGACTGATTGGTGCCTCTTCTTGCTGTGGTACCTTGATTCCAAACAAGTCTGCGTTATCATCGAGCCAATGTGAAACTGACTCCTCGTTAACATCATCCAAGTCTTTCAATACAAGGCGTGCAGCCTTTTGGTTGACACCTTTCTTTTCTAGGACTTCTTTGACAACTCGCTCACGCTGCACCTTGGTTAAACCCTCAAGTTGCTCAGTAAGTTCTTTGATACGCTTTTCATCAGCACGCTTAGCTTTACGGAGTTTCTTTAGTAAGTCACTCTCAGTTGCACCAAACGACTGTTGTTCTGTATCCAAGTCATCGTCTTCTTCGTCCCAGTATGTGTTGCTCATAGCAACCTCCACCCTTCTATCGTTGTTAGTCGCAAGCCTCAGTTCAAGATGGGGAGTCTTGGCTGGCTCTTGCTACCGGTCTATACGCCTGATGGGGCCGGTCGGTCCATCAAGGATTCTATATTAAGCCGCCTGTTGCTCGGCGTTGTGATTTGAGTCCGCCGTATTGGCCGCTGAACTCTGCAGTTTCTCTAGCAGTAAGAATATCTCCAGCTCTTTTTGCTTCAGCGTTTTGTAGGTAAAACTCTTTCTCTGCTTCAAGTTGGCCGTACTGCTTGTAACCTCTGCCATAAATTGAACTGAGCTTCTCAGCAGCAGGTAGTACTCCCGCTACATTAGCTGCTGCAACTCTTGCTTGCGCTGGGGTAATACCAGCCTGCATCATAGCGGTTACGCCGATTGTTCCACGCTGTACGTTTGTCGGCACACCAGCAGCTTCTGCTCCGGTTAATGTTGCAGCCTCTAGGCTAGTGCCAAGTCCCTGTCGCAGTGCTTCTCCACCAAGTTGTGAAGCGAGAATTGTCTGCTTCATCTTAGGTAGCATGGTGTCAGGCGATAGTGCATATGCTACGATATCGCTTATATTAAAAAACTTAGTCAGTGCTGTAAGATTCTCCGTCGGACCGTTAAGAATATTGTCATATGCCAATCCAACTTTTGTTGAGATATCTTGAGGTGGTTGACCATCTCCGATTAGTTTAGCATAATAAGCACGGTTGGCAAATTGGTTCAGGTTGTAAGACTTAAATGTCTTTTCATAGGCTTGTTCATTAGCTAGATATTCAGCATCATCTAGCGGTGGTAGGCCTTTTTGCATACGAAGTCTATTGCCTTCAAATCGCTTTAGGTATGGCTCATTGAAGCGCTTGTCATACTTTAGAAGTAGTAGTGCGTCTTCTGATGAAATCTTTGGGTATTGTTTTCTGATTGCCTCAATTGAATCAAGGAGTCCTTCAACACCAACAGAAGACAGTACAGCCATTGCTGCCATAAGAGCAGCTTGTGATTCATCTCCTGCTTGTTGATTTACTACAGTCTGCAATGATGGCGGTAGACTGCTATATGTGGCATATGGGTCCATGGCAAATGCCTTAGCAAATACTTTATCGCCTTCTTCTTTTAATACATCTGCTTCTGCCATTGCGGTTTCAGCCGCAGCTTGCGCGGCCAGTCTCTCTGCTTCAGCCATAGCAGTATCTGCTGCTGCTTCAGCCATAATGGCATCTAAGTCAGCTTTTGCTTGATTAAAGAATGTATCTAGTTCAAGACCTAGTCGAGTTGTTTCAGCTGATATCTCAGACTTTGTTGGTACATTTTGTAATGTCGCAGATTCGGCTGCTTGAGCAGCTGGCACTTGGGCCATGGACGCTTCTTCTCCACGACGGAATGATGCTGGACTGAAACTTGCTGGAACCGCTCCAGTAGCTTT